GGAAGTTTTTGCCTTCGGGCCAAAAACCTACACTTTAGTTACGATCCTCGTTAGCTGAGGCGCTCTGACGTCTTGGTCAAATTTGGATTGTGACTTCGTAGCCACAGGTTGGTGCTGCTTATGCACCCGTCACAAGTCACAGTGACGTCACTTCACTCCGGTGTCGCACCCGAAATCCCTGGCCTCCTCGGCCATGTGGTAAATCGTAGGTGAGTGGGAGCTTCGGCGTCCTGAAAAACCACCCCTTCGGTATCGGCTGTAGTCTCGACTGCAGCAGCCACAAGAAAATGAGGTCGGCGAAAGTGAGCGTTAGCTAGAAACGAACGCTCTTTCTCCTCTCTTCATCACTATGGCCACAAACACATCGCAACTCCACTCATGCGACTCACGTAGTGATCCCAAGAGAGAAACCAGCGGCAACTGCCGCTACTACAAAGCCCGTACCACGCTCGTGGTCAAGCGCGCAACTTCGTCGGTGACGGCCTTGAACAAGGACCTCATCATTCCTCCCTTCACTCCACCATTGGAAACCTCTTGTCGCAACTTGTACAAAGCTGCTAAGGCCTACCTTTCGATCGAAGTTTCTCCAGATCCTGAGATCCAGATGGCCTTCCAGTCGATTAAGAAGTTGCTTCCCAATGCGTGTAAGTGTTTGCGGAGTTCTATGTTGAGTGACCTCGTTTCTCGCCTGACACGTCCTCCTCCCCGCCTCTCACCGGAGTATCTAGCATCCTGTCGAAGTGTTCTCTCAGAGATCTTCGAGGACGGATGGGATCGCTCCTGGTGGGGCAAAACGAAAACTTTCTCTCCCTCTCTGGGCTCCTGCGTCAACTCCACTCGTAAGAATGGAGGACAACTTTCCCTTCTCGCCGTCGATGGCCAAGAAGCGTGGATGGAGTCATTATACTTGCCGAAAGGTGAGTTGAAAGGAGAGCTTCTCTTGGTTGACTCGTCTGGTAAACCTCGTCCCTTGACTAGGTTCGAGGGTACCTCTGCGGCCTTGCGTCCACTTCACGGTATCATCTATGACAAGATTAGTGAACAGAAGTGGCTACTGCGTGGCGATGTCACAACGGAGAAGTTAGGTAGAGCGGGTTTTTGTGAAAAGGGGGGGTTCCTAGTAAGCGGCGACTACGTATCCGCTTCCGATAACCTGCCTATAGAAGTGGCAGAACTCATCTTGGATTTTGCATGGTCTAAGTCTAGACACGTACCGGCCTCGATATGGCGGTATGCGATGTCAGCACAAAGACCTTGTCTCTCCTTCGAAGACGAGGAACATCTCAAATCGGAGTTTATACCTTCCATCGGTCAAATGATGGGGAGCTATCTTTGCTTCCCACTTCTGTGTCTTCAGAACTACCTAGCTTTTAGGTGGGCTCAGAAGACCAGTTGTCTAGACGATGAGGTAATTCCGGTTCTTATCAATGGAGATGATATCCTCTTCCAGGAGCCGAAAGATGGGTTTTACGCACACTGGCGTAAGACGGTTATGGAAGTGGGTTTTGAAGTCGAGCAATCCAAGACATCCTACTCTAATGCTTATGGCTCGATTAACTCCACCCCGGTTCGCTGGGGTGGTGGGGAACTTAGAGTACGTAGGACGTTGAGGATGGGCATGCTCCGCTCTCCCGATCACCCTTCCAACTTGGGGGCATCCTTTGACGCCTTCTCTAAGGTGGGCAAACCTAGCCAATGGTTTCGTAACGGCCTAGTCTTTCTTGACTGGCATCGACGTACTATTGTGCAATGGTTTGCCTCTCCTCAAGAGATGGGCTTCTTTGGTCGCCTAGCGCGAAGTTGTTGGAAGTGGGCTTTCGGGGGTGTACTTTGGGCCCGGGAGGCGTACCGTTCACGAGCTAATATACCGGCGCTTATTGGTGCTCCTTGCCCTCATAACGTAATCATGAGGAGCACTGAGTTTGTCTCTGTTGAACCCTCACGGGTTCCTGAGAAAGCGCACGGTGCCATAGCACAGTGGATGGCAGCGAGGAAGTGGGAATTGGGAAAGACCTTTGAGAGGACTAAACCAAGGCAGTGGTTATCGGAGCGTCAGAGTCAAGTCTTAACGTCCGTACCAAAACTGTGGTTTCAGTCAATCGGGTCAATCCGCAAGGTTTGTCGCCTTTGGCGAAAGGAGTTGTGCGAGGTACTTCTGTGTACTCGCCAGAGGACCCTCTATGGGCCTCCCAGGGTGTATGATCAAAAATGGAGGGAGTCGGATGGTGAGTTTATCGCTATCCGTACTATTCCTACATCCAATGGATCGTTGATTCTCAATCAACCCCCATCAAAACGTTTCCCTAATGGGTTTCACGTTCCAACGGATGTCGATCTATGCACTGCGAGGAGGTTCATTTCAAGGGGGGAGAGCGTTTGGAGAAGGCGCGTGAAGAGCACTGACATTCGAATTCCGGTTCCGCTTTTGGAAGAACTGGGCCTAAGTGTCTCTAGTGCGTCGCCTGGTGAAATCGTCGGTTGGGGAGCGAGCGGTGACTATAGCAAAGGTCGTCGAATGTTGTACAACTTCGATACCGAGCTAACATCGTTCCTCCAATCTTTGTAGATTTGCGGCTGCCGCACCGGTCGGGCGCGGGTGAATTTGTTACCAGTGGATGTCGGACTGGCAAGGAATGGATTGGGTCTCTGTTAGACCTGAGCGCCTTGTCGTGCGTTTCTTGCGTTTAGGATTAGGGAAGGGTAAGTTGACGGGGATTTGACAGGAGGCCGCGCTTTGCAACGCTGACTTTCCAACTTTCCCGATACCGAGCCCTCGGCTGGAACTTCAGTCTCCAGTACCCGGGTACGCAATAATCCGGACTTAGCTGTCTCGAAAATGAAAAACCTAACTCATCTTGACCCTCCGAAAGGCACGTCACGGAAGCCGCCTTAATCAAGCTTAGCGCTTGAGGCTTGACTCTCCGGAGCCCAACCCTTCGGGGTTTTGGCGTGAGCCGACGTTGGTTATGACCATCGGCGAAGGGGAAGGAAGGATGATGGATAGGGAGAGGCTGCTCTGTTGAGCAAAAGGAATGGATGACATGTGTAGATCAGGCAGTGATAATCGCCTTCTCAGTACTTGTCAGGAAGATTGAAGCTGTTAGCATTGAAGCTCGCAGCAGCAGAGGACGTAGGTATGACAGCGAGTTTATGGGTCGCATTCCCATTTATTAGTTCGTCGATCGGACCGAACCTCTCCGTACCGG